GGTATAAGTGGAACTGAAACTCGTAATGGGTTATCAGTTGGTTCGGACGAACAAAAACAGGATTTCTTTAAGAATCGTGCATATGGAAAGTTCAATGCAACAATTTTTAAGATGATTACTGATAAACTGAATGAGGGTATCGAGATTCCTAAAGAAATTATTGAAGAATGGCTCATTAATGAGAGTTCTAATTTAGGTGGAAACGCTGGAAGTGATGTTGATGATGGACCAAACTTCTTTGTACCAAATTACGATACATTCCAACGTATCTCGGCAAAAAGAGCAGCAAAGATTGGATATGAAGTAGTAAACATGATTACTTCAAAGGAAATTGAAGATTACTACGAACATCCACAATATCCAAACGGACCTGTAAAGGCAGTATCATTCTTTCCAGCTGGTGTTTTAGGGACACAAACTGCTGCAAACCAAGTAGATATATACTCAAGTGGTGCTTACTCACAATGGTTTAAACATGCAACTCGTAAAGCTGCATTGGTTGGATACGAATTAGTAAAAACAACTGCAGCGAAAGATGATATCAAACAAGATAAAGGAGAATCTGGTGATTCTGCAAAAGGGGCTAAAGTATCACAACAAGAATACGAAAATTCACTCAACGAAGCAATTACTTTACCAGTATCAGTTGGTGATACTATTCTAACTGGTAGATTTAAGAACAAAAAGGTAGTTGTTAAATCAATTGGTAAAGATGAACATGGAATGCCAACAATCAATGGTAAAAAAGTGGTAACTTTCAGATTGATGAAGGAAGGATTCGTAACCGAGCTCGCAGGAACTGCAGTTAGATGTGAAAAATGTAACCATTCTTGGGATATAGAAGAAGATGATGAAGAAAAATATCTTTGTCATTCATGTGGTTGGGATTCACAAAAACAAGAATACGATTATGATGCATTTGATTCATGGCAAGAGAAAATGGGATTATCTGAAGATGTAGATATCGATGAAAGAAGTAAAGGTAAGCTTAGACCAGCAGATTTACTTAGAAGAAAAGCAGCGATGGCAGGTAAACGAGCTCAAATAGCAAGAAGAAGAAAAAGAACTATGGTAAGAAAAAAACCTCTTTCTAAATTAAAGAAAATTGCATACAAAAAGGCATATCTACAAGTTTATGATGAATTTAGAGAAGAATTATTTCCAGGCATTGCTAAAAAAGATTTATCTATTCAACAAGCAAAGATAGTTCACAAAAATGTAATGAGAAAAAAAGGAAGAGTTCTTAAAAGAGCAAGATTTAGATTCCTACCTCAATTAAGAGATGCAGAAACACAGAAGTTTACTAAAAAAGAAGGTGAAATTAAGGAAGAAGTAAATGATTTCTTTTACATGGATTTCAAAAAATATGTTTATAAAAACAGAAAACAAATTAATCAAAAGATAAAAGGATTATCACCAAAACAAAAAAAGAAGTTTTTAGAGTTACTTTGGAAAAAACAAATCGGTAAAGGGTTTGGAAAAGATGCAGATGGTGTAGAATTACACAAAATGTTAAAAAAAGACAAAATAGTTGAAATGTTTTTACCAAACACTAAAACACCACAACAACTAATCAAAGAAAACATAAACGAAACTAAATTACTTCAAGAAGGTGGTGCGTATGGACATATGTCTCATCCATTTGATACTGATATCAATTTAACCTTTGGACAACTTAAAGATATAGTAAATCGTGCCTTAGAGGGTACATTAGAATTCACACGAGAAAAAACAGATGGTCAAGCATTAGCAATTTCATGGAGAGATGGTAGGTTAGTAGCAGCCAGAAACAAAGGACACCTAAAAAACAGAGGTGAGAACGCTTTAGATATCAAAGGGGTATCAGATAAGTTCCAAGGTAGAGGTGGATTGAGTGATGCATACAATGATGCAATGAAAGACCTTTCAAATGCAATCAAATCCCTTAACGATAAACAACGAGATAAGGTATTCAAACAAGGTGCGTGTTTTATGAACCTTGAAGTGATATATCCAACATCAGTTAATGTGATTCCTTACGGACAAGCGTTACTTGTATTCCATGGTACTATGGAATATAACGAAGAAGGTGTTGCAATAGGTGAAAATGGTGAGGCAGCAAGAATCTTGGCAGGTATGATTAAACAAGTGAACAAAGATGTACAAGATAGTTACACAATCAAAGGTCCACCTGTTGTAAAATTACCAAAATCACAAGATTTAACTAAAAAACGTAGCAAATACTCATCACAGATATCTAAATTACAAAAAGAATTCAGTTTAAAGGATACCGATGGTGTTGCAAACTACCATCAAGCGTGGTGGGAACAATGGGTGGATAAGAATTCACCATCTACACTCGATAACAAAACCAAAATGGGGTTAGTTAAGAGATGGGCGTTCATGGATAAAGGATTTAGATTAGATAATAAGAACATTACTGATTCTAAAACACTTGAATGGGCAAAGAAAACAGATAAAGATGACCAAAAGAAGATTGGTAAGAAGAACTTAATGAAGTTTGAACAGATATTCTTAGGTTTAGGTGCAGAAGTATTAGAATTCACTTCATCTGCATTAACAGTTAACCCTGATTCAGCAGTTCGTGATATGAAAAAACGAATTGATAAGACAATTAAAGATGTTAAGAAATCAGGCGACCCAAAAAAGATTGAAAAACTTAAATTAGAACTTGGTAGATTAAATTCTATTGGTGGTTCTAAAAAAATTGTACCAAATGAAGGTATTGTTTTCTTGTATAACGGAAATACTTTTAAACTTACAGGTACATTCGCATCAGTAAACCAAATACTTGGTATTTTCTTCTAAAATTATCGGTTTCTTTAATTTTATATATTTATATACAACAGTATAACCTAATATGTAACAATGGGTAAAGAATTTAACAAAAAATATATGCATCCAACTCGTAGAAAGTTGGTAGATATGGTTCAAACTGGTGAGTATGATAAAAATACCACTATTGGATATACGAAAGCAAAAGAAACTCGTAAAGTGGGTGATGTTTGGACAGATGACCATAATAGATATGAGAAAAAGGAAGGATATATCCTAAAGACTGGTAAAAACCACGAATCAATCCAAGAGATTCGAAAATATCTTGAAGATAAATCAAAATGTAAAAATTCTGAATGTACTACACTTAAAAAAACTCCTGCAGATAAGAAGCTTATTCAAAAAGGAGGATATTGTTTAGATTGTACTGTTCAAAGAGAACATGAATTAAAAGTAAAGGGAGTATTTACAGAATATTCTAATTACAAAGTGTTTACTCGTATGTTAATTTTTGGAAAAGCTAAATTAGATGAATTAAAACAATCTTTAGCTGATTTAAAAGAAGAATATGAGATGATAGGTTCAGATGGAAAGGTTACTGAAACGTGGAAACTTCCAAAACCAATTGAAGAAGTTCGTGCAGATATAAACGAAATGATAAAAAATGGTCAAAAAGAAATTAAACAATTAGAAAAAGAAAGAAACGAAGTTTTTGATAAGTTACGAAAAGTTAATATGGAACATTACTTATGAAAAAATATATAAAAGAAATAATAATAATTTCGCTTGTAGTTATTATCGCATTACAAAGAGGATGTGGTACTGATTATGGTGATAAAGAAATTGTAAAGGTAGATGGTAAAGATTATGAACTAATCAAACAAGAAACTGATACAATTTACGTTGAAAAAGAAGTACAAGTAACAAAGTATGTACCAAAATACATTACAAAGGAAGTAATTAAAGAAGTTGAGATACCAGTAGATGTAGATTCACTTGCTATCATTAAAGATTACTTCTCTAAGGTAACTGTAACTGATACTCTAAACCTTGATTATGATTTCCCCAAAGAAGTTACAGATTCTTTAGGTAATAAACCAGCAAGTAGTTTAGGATATGGTATTCTTACTGATGTTATCTCACAAAACAGAATCGAATCAAGAGAAATTGATTGGTTCTTTAAGATTCCAACAGTTTACAATACAACTATCGTAAAAGAACTACCTAAATTAGAATTCTACTATGGATTTGGATTAGGTATGGACCAAACAAATGGATTAAATAACTTTAGTGGTAATCTTTTAGTAAAAACTAAAAAGATGAACATCTATGGTCTAAACATTGGAATGTCAAATCAACTTGGTTTGTATAAACCATTCGTTGGTGGTTCTATGTATTGGAAAATAGGCAAAAAATAAAATGGCTAAACAAAGTTTAAAGGAAATAATAAAAATTGAGTATCAGAAATGTGCTCAAGACCCTATATACTTCATGAAGAAGTACTGTATGATACAACATCCAGTTAGGGGTAAGATTCCTTTTCACTTATATCAATTTCAAGAAAGAACTTTAGACCAATTTGCAGAACATAGATACAATATTATCCTTAAATCTCGACAAACAGGTATCTCAACCTTAACTGCGGGATTTTCACTTTGGAAGATGTTATTCAATCAAGATTTCAATGTATTAGTAATTGCAACTAAACAAGAAGTTGCTAAGAACCTTGTAACGAAGGTTCGTGTGATGAATCAGTACTTACCATCGTGGTTAAAACAAACAACAGTAGAAGATAACAAACTATCTCTAAGATACTCGAACGGTTCTCAGATAAAAGCAACTTCAGCCGCTGGAGATGCTGGTCGTTCTGAAGCACTATCTCTATTAGTATTTGATGAGGCAGCATTTATTGATAAGATTGAAGATATATGGGTATCAGCACAATCTACACTATCGACTGGTGGTAACGCAATCATACTTTCAACACCAAATGGTGTAGGAAACTTCTTTCACAAAACTTGGGTAGGTGCAGAAGAAGAAACAAATACTTTTAACACAATTAGATTACATTGGAGTGTACATCCAGAAAGAGACCAAAGTTGGAGAGATGAACAAGAGGTATTATTAGGAAAAAAAGGAGCAGCACAAGAATGTGATTGTGATTTTGTATCTTCGGGTGATACTGTGATTGACCCACAACTTTTAATGTTCTATAAAGAATCATTTGTACAAGAACCTGTTGAAAAGACAGGATTTGATGGAAACTTGTGGAAATGGGAATATCCAAACTATCAGAAATCTTATATGGTAGTTGCGGATGTTGCTCGTGGAGATTCAAGTGACTTTTCAGCTTGTCATGTTATTGATATAGAAGAATCATCTCAAGTTGCAGAATATAAAGGTAAATTAGATACAAAAGATTTTGGAAACTTCCTCGTATCTCTTTCTACTGATTATAACAACGCATTACTCGTAATTGAGAACGCAAACATTGGTTGGGCAGTAATACAACAAGTAATTGATAGAGGATATGGTAATCTTTTCTACATGAGTAAGGATTTAAAGTATGTAGATGTGGAGAATCAATTAAATAACAAATATAATAGAGAAGAGAGAAATATGACACCTGGATTCTCTACAACTTCTAAAACAAGACCTCTAATCATATCTAAATTAGAACAATATGTTAGAGAAAAGGATATTACTATTCGTTCATCAAGAACTATCGATGAATTATTTACATTTATATGGAATGGTAATAGAGCAGAAGCTATGAGAGGTTATAATGATGATTTAACAATGTCATTATCAATCGGATTGTGGGTTAGAGATACTGCCCTTCGATTAAGACAAGAAGGAATTGATTTAACAAAACAAGCATTAGGTGGTATTGGAGCACATCAATTGGATGTTGCAGGAATGGGATTTGGTGGAAATTCATATAACGATGAAAACCCTTGGAAAATGAGAGTTGGTGATTCAAATGAGGATTTAACTTGGTTAATTAAATAACGTTATATTTATATATTAGGAGAAAAGAATATGATATCACTACAAAAATTACTTAACGAAGAAATACACACAGAAGAATACATTGTAGAAAACTATCACGATATTAAAGAATTTTGTGAATTTATGAAAGAATATAAATCTGATATAAATGAAGCAGAATATCAAGGTAGAACTGTAAAATTGGGTAAACCAATGCAAGGTGATGTTAAGAAATTTAAAGTATATGTTAAAAACCCCCAAGGAAACGTTGTCAAAGTAAACTTTGGACATGGAGGAACTTCGGCTAAAAAAGCAGGAGAAAAAACAATGTCAATTAGAAAATCTAATCCTGATGCAAGAAAAGCATTCCGAGCTAGACACAATTGTGATAATCCAGGTCCAAGACACAAAGCAAGATATTGGTCTTGTAGAAAATGGTAATAAATTAAAATTAAAAACAAATGGCAGATACTTCATTTTTTGGGAGGTTAACTAAATTATTTCGTTCTCAAGCGGTAGTTACTATCGATAAGGACGGAAAAAGAAACGTCTTTGATGGTGATGAGAGACAACAAACAAACTTGTCATCCCTAAGAGATAGATACACAAAACTACAAAAAAGTTTCTATGAACAAGCAGGTGGTGCACAATCAATGGCATACCAACAAGTTCGTAGAGAAGTTTTTAGAGATTACGATGCAATGGATAACGACCCGATATTAGCATCGGCTCTTGATATTTACGCAGATGAATGTACATTAAAGAACGAATTTGGTGATGTACTTCTTGTTCAATCGGATAATCCAAAAGTACAAGGATTATTAGAAAACTTATTCTACGATATTCTTAATGTAGAGTTTAACCTATGGCCTTGGACAAGAAACTTGGTAAAATATGGAGATTTCTTCTTAGGTTTAGAAGTTGCAGAAGGTAAAGGTATCGTAAATGTTACTCCTCATTCAGTTTACAATACAGAAAGATTAGAAAGAACAGACCCATCGAATCCAAATTCAGTAAAGTTTAAAATTACTGAGGACCCGAATGGAAAAGAAGAATATGAAAACTTTGAAATTGCTCATTTTAGGTTGTTAGCAGATACTAACTGGTTACCATATGGTAAATCTATGATTGAGAATGGAAGAAGATTGTGGAAACAATTATCTCTAATGGAAGATGCTATGTTAATCCATAGAATCATGAGAGCACCTGAAAAAAGAGTTTTCAAAATTGATATTGGTAATATCCCACCAACAGAAGTGGATAACTATATGCAGAGAATCATCAATAAGATGAAGAAAGTTCCTTTCATCGATAGAAATACTGGTGATTACAACTTAAAGTACAATATGCAAAACTTAACAGAAGATTTCTATCTTCCTGTTCGTGGTAGTGACAGTGGTACATCTATTGATAACCTTGCTGGTTTAGAGTACGCAACTATTGATGATATTGATTACTTAAAAAACAAAATGTTTGCAGCATTAAAGATTCCAAAAGCATATTTGGGATACGAAGAGAACGTAAATGGTAAAGCAACTCTTGCTGCAGAAGATGTAAGATTTGCAAGAACGATTGAAAGAATCCAAAGAACACTTATTTCAGAATTATCTAAGATTGCAATAGTTCATTTGTACTCACAAGGAATTCAAGATTTTGAAATGACTAACTTTGAATTAAAACTTGTAAATCCATCTACAATTTACGAACAAGAAAAAGTAAACTTGTGGAGTGAAAAAATTAGATTGGCTCAAGATATTCAAGGATTAAATATGTTATCTAAAGAATGGGTTTACGAAAACATCTTTAAAGTTGCAGATGGTGCTCAAGATGATGAAAGAACAAAAATACTTGATGATATTAAAGATAGATATCGTTATCGTATGATTGAAGATGAGGGTAACGACCCTGCAATGGATGATGAAGAACCTGATGATATTGAAGAACAAATTGAAAATATCAAACAAGAAATTAAAGATAAAGGTGGAAGGCCTCGTGAAGGTGGAACTTATGGAAAAGATAAACATCCATTAGGTAGAGACCCTTTAGGTGATAAGGAGAGAACATCAAAACGTTCTCGTACTTCTGAGGAAAAAGCGTTGAAAGTTATCAACGGTATATCAGCAAAACGTAAGTATTTACATGAAATGAAGGATATGTTGGATGAATCCAATATCCTCGATAATGATTAAAAATAGTTAATCTTTTATAAATTTATATTTATAATAGAGTAATTTTATAATATTGTAATTGGAAATTATTAAAATGAAAAAAGTAAGACATTCAAAATTCAAGAATACGGGTTTTCTTTTCGAA